ACCTGATCCGGGGATCGCTGATCAGCTTCAGTTCGTCCTCGGTCTCCTGCTCCGTTCCATCGCCCACGATGATGATCTCGTTCACCGGGACGGTCTGGCGCATCACGGATGGCAGGGACCCGTCGATCAGGAGGCGCGTCCTGTTGTAGGTGGAGATCACGGCCGAGACGCTCAACGGAACGTCTCGCTCTCCTTCCAGAAGACCCTGGGCTCCCACCCGGGAACTTCGTTGTGGCCGACATAGGCGCGGGCATCGCCGTAGCGGTCGGGTCCGTGGACGTAGGAGAGCCCGAGGTAGTCGACGATCTCGAGGACGGTCACCACGTTCGCGGAGCCACCCCCGACATCCCATGTCCTGTTGAGGTAGGTGGCCGGACTGGAGATCTGGAGAAGCAGGAGCTCGACGTAGTCTGAGACATGCAGGAGATCCCGCACCTGGAGCCCGTCCCCGTTGACCGTGACCTCGATGTTCTCCCGCGCAGCCCGCAGGAACCAGGCAATCCAGCCCGACTCGTAGGATCCCTCCTGCCCGGGACCATAGATCGTGCCCGGACGATTGAGGACCAGAGGGAAGCCGTAGGTCCGTGACATCTCGCTGGTCCACGTCTCGACCATCTGCTTGGCTGCCCCGTAGGGAGTCGATCCGTCCCTGGCCTTGACCGAGCTCGTGACGAGAAGCGGGACCTTCAACTGCCGGGCGAGCTCCGAGACGTTGGCGGCGGTGACGACGGTGTCCTTGAACGTCGCGAGCGGGTTGTGGATGCTGCCCAGCGTCGAACAGGACGAGGCGAGGTGGACGATGACATCGGGGCGGTGGTCCGCGAAGTAGGGCACCCACATCGCGACCGTCAGGTCGTGGCCTGTCTGGCGATCGGCCTCGACGACCTCGATGTCGCGTTCCTCGAGGGCTCTTACGAGGTGCTTTCCGACGAAGCCGGCAGAGCCGGTGACGAGGACTCTCACCATGCACGCATCCATTCTTGCGGCCCGTTCCCTTCCGCAATCCAGTGCGGAAGATCGCCGCCGTAATCCCAGAGTGGAGTCTTGCCATCAACATGAAGATGGCGGGCAGGGTAGTCGGAACCGATCACATCAGAGATCGAGGCCAGCTCCTGGTGAGACTGGCGCTTGAGCTTCTCCTTCCGGCGCTCGGGATTGCCGAACCACGAGAGATGCCAACCGGCTTCTTCGATGGGCTCGAAGTATTGCCAGCGTGCCTCGCGGACGGAGTTGACGTTGATCCCCAGTTCGCTCTTGCGACCGATCACGGAGCCGGCCCATGTGCCGGGAAACCAGAGCTTCGTGGAGTACATGAGCATGGTCATCGACATGACCCTGGGTTCCTTGCCTCGGAAGCCCTTCACGACGTAGCGGCGGGGGATCTCGTCCACGTCACCGTAGATCAGGATGGTGTCGTCCGGTAGGTCCGCCAGGAGCCTGCGTGCGCCGTTGCGCTGGATGCTCTCGCGCCACCAGTGGTCGATCGTGCCCGGGAGCATCCAGGGCCTCTCGAGGAGCAGACCCGTCGGTCCGGCCATGTCCACCCTCATGACCTCGAGCGGGTAGTCCTTGAAGCGATCCAGGTTGTCCGATAGGTGGAACCTCTTGGGGATCCCGGTGAAGGTGGTGTTCCCCTCCACGGCGATGAAGCGATCCACGATGCCAGCCAACTGGTACAGGTGGCACTCCAGCATGTCGAACTCGTCATCGAACATGAAGACATCCACGATCACCCCAGCAGGCCCTCCGCCAGCAGGAGGCTGTAGTAGTGGGCAACGGTCTTCGTGACGCCGTCCTCGAGCTTCACGAGCCTGTGGGGATGCCAACCCAACGGCTCGAGGGTCTGAGGATCTCCGATGACGATGGATTTCTCATCCTCTCCGGACCGCATCGGAAGATGAACGATCTCGACTTCCCCACCTGGGAAATCCTTCACCCTGTTGACGACAGCAGCCGCGATGTCGTTCACGGTCGTGCGCCGTCCGGTACCAGCCTCGTAGGTGGCGAGATGCGCGATCGGGGACTCGGCCGTCTTCTCGAGGGCGTCCACAAGGATCTCTGCCACGTCCCCAACCCAGATCATGTCCATGACCTGGGTTCCGTCACCGTAGATCTCGATCGGCTGACCGGTGAGGGCCCGGCAGATGAAGCTGGGCATGATCTTGCGGACCTTTGACGGCCCGAAGGGTGCTGCGGCCGTTTGGCGTGGCCCGTAGGCGTTCAGGGCGCGGACGACGGTCATCCTGCTGCCCCGGAAGCGGACGAACATCTCCACGAACCTCTCGACCGTGTTCTTGGTGATCGAGTAGGTGTTGTTCATCCAGAAGTTGCCGACCGCGATGTTGACGAGCGGCACGTCGTACTGGGCGCATGCCTCGAGAACGTTCAGGCCCCCGATGATGTTCGTCTCCGCAGCAGGGCGAGGGTTCTTGATCGTCTCCTGGGTACCGAGTACGCCAGCCAGGTGGATGACTCCATCTGCGTGGGCAACGGCCTCGGTGACCGAAGTGGCGTCCCGGATGTCTCCGAGGACGAGGTCTGCTCCCGCTGCTGGCTCCCGGTATCGGGTGTCGAGAACCGTGGCGTGGTATCCACGTCTGGCGACCTCCTCCACGACATAGCGCCCGATGAACCCGTTGCCACCGGTTACGAGAACGGTCTTCACGAGTTTCCTCCAGCGAGAAGCCATCCACCAAAGTGCATCGTCAGCCCAAATGGAGCCATCCACGTTCTCACGAAGCGAAGCCCCTCCTCCTCCTCGAGGAACTTCTCGATGGCCGGCTGGACGCCTCCGGCGTTGTCCCAAATCGTGAGGTCGGGCTCATCAATGACGCCGTCCTCCACGACCATAAAGCAGCCCTCGGTCACCAGCGGACCGTACATCTTCATGGCGGCCATCGTGACCTCGAACACGTGGGCCGAGTCCTCCACGACCATCACCCGGCGGTTGGCGGCTATCTCCGATACCCATCGGAGAATATCGGGGCTGCGAAGGTCCCCGGTGATCTGCGTGATGCGCTCGTCCTCGATCAGGCCACCGTGCTGCGCGATGTCGATCGTGACTACGGTCGGGAGGGGAGAGCCCGGGACGAACGTGTCGATCTGGTCCGCGAACCAGAGTGCGCTGCCGCCCTGGAACGTGCCTAACTCGATCACCAGGTCTGGCAGGGTCTTCTCGATGGTGATCTGGTAGGTGCGGAGATCCTCGGGCATCTTGACGAGGGCTCTTCCGCGATACCTGTCGTTGGCATGGAGGCGCATCCGCTCCTTCCAATAGTCGCGGAGCGGGATGTTCCGGTCGAAGTTATCCACGCTTCCGCATCCAGAAGCTCCCCGGCCACTTGCTTTCGTCGTAACTCGCGAACGCCTCCACCAGCGACTCCGGGCGCACCGACTGGGCGTGGTGGGAGGAGAAGAGAACGGACCATTCAGGGTTGGCCTCGAGGAACTTGAGCAGGGCGTCCTGCTCGTCGTATCCGCGATCCGACCACGACTCTGGGTAGGGATCCGGCAGGAAGATGTCGTGGAGGTGGACCCACACGCCGTCCGGCAGGGAGGGCAGGATCATCGTGAACAGGAGGGCCACGTCGGACCCCGGTTGCCAGATGTGGCTGCCGTCCACGAACAGGACGTCTCCTGGCTTCAGCGCACCGATGGTGATCCCGGCTGCGCCCATGAGGTTGACGCCGGGGTCGAGCTTCAGGAAATCAGGTGGATCGGGGTCATGCGACTCGACCCTTCCGAAGGGACCGTTCTCGTGGATCGCCTCGCGGATCAGGAGGGTCGACCAGCCGGCACCGATCTCGACGACCAGTTCGGGCTTGCGGTATCGAATGACCGAGTAGAGAACCTCGGCATCCACCGACCCGAAGAGGGTGTTGTCGAAGCTGAACAGTCCGTCTCCGCTGCTCCTGTCGAGGAACTTGTCGTATTCCGCCTTGAAGGGCAGGCAGACCTCGCGGATGAACGACGCATGGGTCAGGTACTTCACGATCCCTCCATCAGGATGAGGAAGAGGGGGCGGCCGACGTCGGCCGCCCCCTGCCGATGACTACGCCTCGTCGTAGGAGTAGTTCACCGTCTGCTGCGTCCAGTTGCCCGGGCCCGCCGTGGAGGCGACGCCGAGCTGGAGGACGAGGTACTTGGTGAACGCGCCGGTCTGGGCGGACGTGTACTGGGCAAGGTCCCACGTGGCCTTGTTGCCCGAGGTGAAGCCCGTGGCGTTCGCGTCGGCAATCGTGGTCCGCGTCGATGCCGCGTAGTAGGCCACGAACGCGCCCGTGAAGTACAGCGTGGTGCTGGTGTCCACGGTGCTGTTGAACCACACCTTGAACGACTGGACGTAGTTCGTCGGGGTGGCAGAGATCTTGAGCCGGATCCACTTCTCGTAGGAGTTGGTGCCCACCGTGATCGGGTTGGCCTGCCGGTTGGGAAGGTCATTCGTGGCGTTGTCGGCCGAGATCAGGTCGATACCTGTCACGGGGACGGTGACGGTCGGGGTGGACCCGAACGACACCGCAAGCTGGAGAGTTGCGGCCATTGGTGACTCCTCTGCTGGGCCCGGGGCCGGTTACTTGGCTGGAGTCTTGGGCTTGCTGCCGTTCGACTGGCCCGCAGCCGGAGCGGGCGGCGGGGTGGCGACTTCCTTGGCCGTGAGGACTTCATCGACCGTCACGACGCCAAGGGGAGTGTTCGCCATGAGCTTGTTGTTCGGGTTGTTCTCGTCGTTGATGTCCCCGAGGGGAGGGCGACCTTCGTCCTGCCGCGCTTCGTTCACCGTCTTGTAAGGCATGCCTGCGAGCGCCAACTTGTTGATGTTGGCCTTGGACATGGACTCCTTGATGTTCAGGCGAGTGAAGCGGAAGGCGAGGTTGTTGCCGGTACCTCCATACGAGTCGTCCCAGACGATCTCCCGAGTGAAGTAGTCCTGGACGAGGGCGAGCAATGGTCGGAGCCCCTGATCCTGGGTCAGCTCCTGCTGGATCTCTCCTTCGGAGCGGTTGATGTTGAACGAGAGGCCGATGTCCTGCGGTGAGATCAGGTAGACGGCGCAGATCTTCCGCACGAGGTAGTCGAGCCACTCGCGGTACTGCATCTCCCGGTTCGATCCACGGAACGGGATGAACTTCGCGCCCTTGGTGCCACCGAGGAACGCCATCGCGCCCCTGCCGGCCACCTCATAGGCCCAGTACGACTTGAAGCCCTCGACCTGTTCCGGCCGAGCTCCCTCGCCAAGGTCCAGCATCCCGTCTGGAGCTGCATTCGTCACCTGGCGCGTGTTGTAGGAAGAGCCGTTCAGCTCGGCGTCCACGGTCATTTTGAGGGTCTCGAGCGGAGACAGCCCGACGACCGAGTAGGTCCGGGGGTTCGCCATGATGTAGACGAGGTCCTGGTTGCGGAAGGGAACCTCGTAGGTCGGCGCCGGCACCCACCAGTAACGTGTCTCGTCGGGATCTCCGTCCCACAGCGCACTGACCTTGACCTTGGCTCCGTCGACGGCATGGAGGAAGGCAATCGACCCGCCCAGGTTCCTCTCTTTCTCGATGGACCCCGCATCGAGAACCAGGATGTCCTCGATGATCGGCTCGACCCAGGAACGGAAGGACTCCACGGCCAGGTTCGGCCTGGTGAAAAGGTCACGCAGCTCGCCCTGGAGACTCTCCTTGATCGGCTTCGTCTGGTCGAAGGCGACGATGTCCCACTCAGCCGAGGAGACCTGGGCCTTGCGGACGTTGATCGCGGCGCGGATCCACTCCGAATGCTCGGCCCAGTTGCGGAACAGGCTCGAGCTCGACTTCCCGACCTTCCCGCGCTCCTGGAAGATCAGGTTGGCGCTCCCCGGGGGAAGGTTCTTGGGGCTGGTTCGATAGGACCGGGTCAGCATGTCCGAGATGACGCCCATCAGCGCAGCTCCTTGAAGTGCGCCGCAAGAACACGATCTTGCTGGGCGTTGAGGAAATCGGTCTCGGCCTTGGCGTTTGCCGCCGCGATGGCCTCTTCGTAGGTGAGACGGTGCGTCTCGATGCCAAAGAGCAGTGCCGCGATGTAGTCGGGCACGAGGCGCTTCCCGTCTCTGAACTCGTATTCGGTCCACGCCCGCTCGGGCATCTGCTCGCTCATCATCACCTCTTCAATGATCCGAAGAAGAACGTGTCTCCACCCATGTCCATCGAGTACCCCAGGGCATCGACGAAATCGTCGTGGCCCTTGGGGAAGGACAGGAGCTCGACCTCGAAGGCCGTCCCGCGCAGAGAAGTGTGGTGAAAGACCTTGTGAGCCTCGTACTTCGCAGCCACGGCCCGGGCCCGGGTTACCTTGTCCACATCCGCCTTCTTGCCCTCGATGGGGATCCTGGGGTAGGTCGCCATGACCTCCTGGATCAGAGTGGACTGGAACTGCTGGCTCTCCACGATGACCAGTCCGATGTTCGGGTAGGCCATCCAGCCGTCGTAGACGAAATCCGCGTGGTGGCTCTCGCGCTTGTCGCGGTAGGCCGAGAGGACGTAGAAGTCACCGGTCTCGAGGTTCTCGGCCGTGGTGACGCGGGCGGTGTAGTCGGCCCGCTCCTTGATCGAGCTCGCGAGATCCACCCCCATGCGGAGGGTGAACTTTCCCGCTGGAAGGACATCGAAGTGAGTGAACGGTCCGTGAAAGATGTTGCCCTCAAGCAGGCCACTGATGTCGTTCTGATACGAGCAGGCGAAGAGGGCCGAGCCCATCTCCTCCTTCTCCTTGAGGAGCCGGTCCACGGTCCAATACTCGGGCCAGTACGAGACAAGTCGCCCGCGATCGTCCTCGGTCAGGGCAGCCACGACATGGCTCTTCCAGCCGAAACCGCCGTCGTAGGTCGGCTTCATGAACTGCTCGTAGAGGTCCTCCTCGCCCCAACGTGTCCCGATGACGACCGTCACTCCGTCGGGGGCCAGACAGGGTTTGAGGGTCTTCTTGAACCAGACCTCGACCGCCTCGCGCTGATCGACCGACTGCGTGTTCTCCTCGTCGAGGATGTCGTCCATCAGGATCAGGTCGAAGCGCTTGCTGATGATCGCGCCGCCGACGCCGACGGCGAACATCGTGACGTCCTTGGATCCCAGCCAGCGAGACCCGGCGCAGAGCCACTCCTTGTCGGTCCACTTGGCCGAGGAGGGCTTGCTCTCGGGGAAAACCGCCCGGTGAGCGGCGTTCTGCTCGATGGTGTACTTGATCGCCCGGCTGAAGTCCTTGGCCTGCGTGTCGGTGTTGCTGACCATCCCGATGCGGATGTCGGGGAACTTGCCCGTCAGCCACGCGCACAGGATCGTGTTGTCCCAGGTCGTCTTCGCCCCGCCCCGGGGCAGGAGGTAGACCTCGTTCTCGCGGGCATAGATCGCCGTCAGGGTCTCGGCCACCATCTCCCGGTGGTGGATGGCCGGGACGTACCCGAAGACGTACTCGCCATAGGCGAAAACCGCCTCCGGCCCGTCAGTTCTCGCCAGTTCCACCAATGCGTGGGATCGGAGAGCGTTGAGCGTCTGCGGATCCAAGCCCCCGAGTTGCTTCGACAATCCCTCTGAGGACTTCGGGTCCCAGGGTTCCTCCGGCGGAAAGGCTGATACCAAGGCTTCGCTCCTCTGTGATGCTGGACGGCCGCCCGAATAGGACATTCAGGCGGTCGATCAGGAGCGCCACGTCGGCCGGCTTGACCACGATAAGCGGTTCCGTCACCCAGTCCTCGTGGCGCCAGACTTCGCGTGTCTCGTTGAGCTGGG